CTATGAGGATCATCTGTTGGACAGCTGGAGACGCGAGCAGGCAGCGGTCGGGTGCGGCTCTCGGAGTCGGAAGGAGGGGTGACATGACTCGCGAGCAATGGCTGGCCGACATCGTCGAGGATGCCATGCGCGACCTGCCGGAGGGCGCGGGCTTCCAGTACGTGCTCGGTCTCATCCTGGGCAAGTGTTGGGTCGAGCTCGGAGCGAGGAGGACTGACGAGATCATGTCCGAGCTCGTCCGCCGAGAGGAGACCTGGCCGCGATGACCCGCCTCATCCACATCAGTGTCCGCATCCCCTACGAGCTTGACCGCTGGCTCCAGCTGGCCGAGGAGACGCTTCGGCGACCTCGCTCCGAGGTCATCCGGAGGGCCCTCGAGCTTGGGGCGAGGGAGCTCGTGCGGCGCGAGTGGGGAGAGGGCGGGAAGGAACTGGAGCGCTAGGCCAGCGTCGGCCGCTCGCCGGTAGCGTCGGCCCACCGCTGCAAGGCCACCGCGACATAACCTGGATTGATCTCGATGGCGCGGCAGGATCGGCCGAGTTGCTCGCAGGCGATGATGGTCGTCCCGGAGCCAGAGAAGGGTTCATAAACAATCGGCGAGTCGTGGTTCCTGATAGGGCGCGCCATGCACTCGAGCGGCTTCTGCGTCCCGTGTCCGCCGTCGACGTTCTCATCGAGGGCGATGCGCCAGACCGTGCTTTCGTTCTTCTCGCCGATCCAGTGCGCCGTGGCCCCGCGTCGGACCGCGTACCAACAGGGCTCGTGCTGGTAGGTGTAGTGACCACGACTGATCGGGAAGTGCGGCTTGCTCCAGATGAGCTGGTTGCGGATGAGGAAGCCCGCACCCTGGAGGGCGAGCCCTGTCTTGATCACGTGGTCTCCGGGCGGCGACCACGTGTACACTACGTCGCCCGGGAAGAAACGCCAGGCGTCGGACCAGTCGGCCCTGTCGTCGTTGTCGACAGTGCCTACGCGACGAGCCCCGTCCCTCCAGCTAGGGTCGTATCCCACGCCATACGGAGGGTCGGTCACCATGAGCAGGGGGACGTCGCCGCCCAGGCACCTCTTGACGTCGGCCGAGTCGGTCGCGTCCCCGCAGAGGATGCGATGCCTACCGAGCGTCCAGAGTTGCCCGCGCTCGACGGCCCACGATTCGCGAAGCTCCTCGGCGCGGTCGACCTGCGCCCCTGGGTCCGAGAGCGCGTCGCGGTCGCCATATGCCTCGAGCTCCGCAAGCTCCTCGTCCGCCCAGCCAAGGTCCGAGAGGTCGACCTCGCCCGCTTCCTGGAGCGCTCGGAGTAGGTCCTCGTCCCAATCGGCCAGCTCGGCCGATTTATTGTCGACCAGCGCCAGCTCGCGGGCCTCGCGCTCGGAGATGTCGAGGAAGCGGACAGGGACGCGCTCGAGACCGAGCTTCGCCGCCGCCTTTACCCTGGTATGCCCGGCGATGATGGACCGATCGGCAGCACGAGCCACAACCGGTGCGCCAAAGCCGTAGCGCTCGATCGACCGCGCAACCTCGGCGACCGCGTGGTCGTTGATGCGCGGGTTCCGCTCCCAGGGCACGAGGCTCCTCGGATCGACCCATTCGGCTGCCTTTTCAGATGCCATAATCGAACTCACCTCCGTCGCTCGGCATGATCGGGATGGCTGCACACCGGCACTGGTAGTCCCCCCCGGGATGCTCATGCCGCCCTGGAGCAACCTCTGGCGGGTTGTCCCAGGACTGCCGGGTCCCATCGAGCTCGGCGTGCATCTGCCGGACTCGCTCGTCGTTCGACGTACTCCAGATGTATTCCGTGATGCCGACCTGCTGTTGCCTCGCGCGGTTGATCTGCCCGTTCAATTTCAAGGTCTGGTCTCGCGCGATGAGCTCGGCCCGCTTGTCCGAGACGCCGAAGTCGTGAGCGATGCGGCCGGCGAGGGCCTCGACGCGGAGCCCGGAGGCGTGAGCCTGCTCGATCGTGTCCGAGAGCTGAGACAGCAGCGATGGCCTGTGCCTCGCGCTCGCCCGCCCGCCCGCGAGGATTGACGTCACCTTCGAGACGTTGAGCTCACGAAACGCATTGATGACTGGCTGGAGTCCGGGCTCTCGCCGCAGGTCAATGGAGAGCACACGCTCGAGCTGGCGCGAGGTGAACAGGCTGGTCTGCCTGCTCGCCTGGTCGACGATTGGCTGGAGGTTCGTCGCGGTGAGCACCTGATGGGTGGCGAGATCGATCCATTCCATCTGGCGTCGAATGGTGAGCGAGGAAATAACGTTGGGCAGCGGCGGCGCCATGATCTCGCCGGCCGAGTCATAGACTGGTCTGAGGATGCGGAACGCCCAGGCTGGCCGTCGAGGCGGTACGACGTCGATCAACGGAGGCTCCGGCCTCGAGAGCCGTGCAGTGCGCTCGACGTGGATCGCCTGCCGGACCCGGTCCTGGCAATCGAACAGCGCTTCCTGCCCTTGCCTGATCGGCGTACCTGCTGGGAACGCCTGCCTGTAGACCTCTTCGCGGCTCGTCGCCCAGGGTGCGTAGCGGCGCACGTCCTGGGGCTCTAGGCCTGGCCAGAGGGCGCGGAGTTCTGCGTCCGACAGGCTCGAGATCGGGATGTGGCGCGGAGAGGCGAGCGGTCCAGGCGAGTACGCGCTCGACCGCACCCTCGAGCCTCGCTGCGGATAGGCAGTGACTCGCCTTCGCTCCTCGGCTACGGGTAGCGCCACGCCGACCGGAACGGCGACCATGTCTCCCCGCTCCTCCTCACGAGGCCAGATGGCGAGGAGCGGCCGCATGCCGACCATGACCACGTTTTGGGCGGCGAGCGTGACGCCCCTCAGCGCCCGAAGGTACGACAGCATCGGCCCGCGTGGTTCGAGGGGGCAAGGAAGCTCACGGTGCGCTCCACGGCGCTGGCGGCGAGGGACGGGCACGCCGTCAGGCCTCCTCGTCATCGGGCTGCTCTTCTTCGTCCTGGTCAGGCTCTGCCGGTCCGGGCGCAGACTCTGGCGCAGCGGCCGACATCGGCTCTGCCGCAGGCTCCTCGTCCGGTACGCCCGTCGTCATGCGGTCGTAGTCTGCCTCGATCTGAGCCTCGCGCGCGGCCCGAGCGTCCTCGTCCATGATCGGCGGGTCATCGGTCCACTCGCCGTCCTGCACGCGCGAGAGCGCGATCTCGTCGGCGGTGAACACACCCTGCTGGACGTAGACCGCATCGGTGTCTGCGATGAGCTTGCGCCGCGTCGCTCTATCTGTCGGTGACTCGTCTTTCAGCGGCGGAAGCTCGATCGTCCATCCCGTCGGGTCGATGCCGAGACTCGCGACGACCACGGACTGAAGGCGCTCGGCGGCCGGGATGAGGCAGTCGGTCTGCTCGCTCCGGACGAGGGCTCGCCAGTTCTCTTGATCGCTCTCGCCAGTCGCATCCATACCGCTCGGGCTGCGACCGAACAGCACAGTGACTGGCCAGCCGATACAGGCCGAGAGGTACAGCGTGGTCTTGTCGAGCATGTCGGCTACGCCGGAGAACGTCCTCTCGATGCGGGAGAAGTCCTCCTCTTTGTCGATGGGGAAGATCCGGGCCGAGGCCAGCCCGAGGTTGACCAGCGCCATGCGCGTAGAGAATGTGTCTTTCTGGCCGCCAGCGATGAGGTCCAGGAAGCCCGGGATCTTAAGGACGCCCACGGACGCATCGGCCATCATCGCGCTTGCGCTCTGCCAGTCCGAATCGAATCGGCGGAGCGCGTCGTAGGGCCGCTGAAGGACTGAGTAATCGTGGTAACCGATCTCCTGCCAGCGTCGGCGCGAGGTGTCCGCGCCTCCGAAGCGGATCATGCGCGTCTCGTGGACCCTGCGCGTGATCGCCGTCTGGCCGAACGTCGTTGTGATCTGGTAGACGGACGGCTCTCCGTACTCGGGCTCTGCCTCGTCGGAGTACCACCCGGCTGGCGAGTAGTCTCGGCGGTCGAGGTCGAGCACCCATCGGAGCCCGCGCACGCGTTCGAGGTCGATCTGGTCTTCGGTCGTGCCGAGGTCGTCGACGCCGAGCAGGACCGCACCGTCGCCGTAGAGTCTGCCCCACTTCCACGCGCGGCTGAGCGCCCCCCAGCACCCGAGGCGTTTCCACTCCTCATCGACGCGCTTGACGGCATCCTCATCCGGTTCTGGCGGGACATGGCGATAGCCGAGCCGCATGGCATCGTCGACGGGAAGGTTGACGATCCGCGCTGGGATTCCCTCGCCGTAGTAGAGGGCCTCGAGAGCAGCATCCGTAAGCGTCACGACGCCGCCTGGCTCGTGACTCATACCCCTGTCGCGGCCGTAGATGCCGAGCCCTGTCAGGGCGTTTTGCCAGCCGTCAAGGCGGACCAACCCGCGGAGCTTCTCCAGAAATTCACTCACGCCGCACCTCTCATGTTCGCTCTGACGCGGTCCATCGCGTCCGCCCATCTGGTTGACTGGTTGCCGAAGAGGTAGGTCAGGGCTTGCGTCGTCTCATCGACCTGGTCATTCGTC